GAGATCAAGGAGATCGAGGACAGCCTGGAGAACTAGGGCCACGCGGAGAACCTGGACCTCCCGGTACGATGCCGATCACCCGCACCTGGCAGCCGGATGAAGTCTCGTATGCTGGTGATATCGTCACACATGACGGGGCAACCTGGCAGGCGATCCGGGATACCGGACGCTCACCCGGAGAACGGGACTGGGTGTGCCTGGCGCGGGCCGGTCACGATGGGGCAACCCCACGACCACGCGGGACCTATCGTGAGGGCAGTCAGTATCGGGAGCTAGACATCGTTGCCTTGAACGGTTGTTCGTTCATCGCCAAGAAGGACGACCCCGGACCCTGTCCCGGAGATGGTTGGCAGGCCTTGACCCTGCCCGGCAAGCGCGGGGACAAGGGTGAGAAGGGTGAGCGCGGGCCGGCCGGTGAACGCGGCGAGGTCGGGCCGGCCGGTGTCGGGATCATCGGCTGGAAGGTCGATGACGAGAACTACGAGGTAAAGGCAGTACTGTCGGATGGCAGTGAACTGCCGTTGCCATTGCGTACGCTGTTCGAGCGGTATCAAAGCGAGACCGATCATGGCTGACCGCACGATCAAGATCTTGACCCCGGCGACCGAGTTCGCGTTCATGACTCTGGACGAGATGAAAACTTTCTTCGGTGAGGCGACCGGTGTCGCCTCAGCGACCGATGATCAGTTGCAGATGTTCATTGACTTCAACTCGACGACGATCATGCGGTTGTGCAATCGGATCATGGCACGGGAAGAGGTGCAGGAGACCTGGCGTGATCTGCAGAGTCGTCGGGTGTTCCTGTCCCATTGGCCGGTCAAGGAAGCGGACATAGAGAGTGTATTCTCGGGGTCGACCGAACTGTTCCCCGGTGATTATGAACTCGAGGAGGACAGTGGCAAACTGTCCAACTTCGCCGGGTGGGTCGAGGACATCGTCGTCACGTACTGGGGTGGCTACAATCTGCCGGATGAGGCTCCACCACCCCTCAAGCAGGCAACCTCGCTGATGGTCCGGGATGCGAAGATGCAAGGGCAGATGGCAGTTGCTGCAGGCGTTCGCTCCATCGGTTATCGTGGCAAGCGCGTGATGTTCTTCGATCCCTTGAAGTTGATGCAGACCGGTGGGGCCGGCGCCGGGATCGGTGTCAACAATCCCGCGGTCAGAAGCCTGCTGGTTCACTACACGCGGTGGGAGGTGTAGATGATTGAAGTCGATGCCTCGGACCTGGAGCGGGCAGTCAAGAACATGACGCAGGTAGCGCAGGACTTTGTCTCCGGCGTCGAGCACTGTGTCGCCGATGCCATTGGCACCACGCAGACCCAGGTACAACCGCATTGGCGGCAGCCGATCGCTACGGAAGTGCAGTCGGGGTCCGGGGCAGCCGTTGGTGTGATGACGTTCACACGCACCGTGCGTGTTGCCGTCAAGCCTCGTGCGGGTCGGGTCACGGTGCAGCGGATGGGTGGCTTCAGTTTTGACAATCCGAACAGTCCGATCAGCGTCGGGTCGGCGGCGTTGGAACAGAACGTGGATCAAATGGTCCCGCAGGTCATGTCGGAGGTGTGATTTGGCTCTCAACTTCTCGACGCTGGTCCTGCTGCCGTGCTTCGATCTGTTCGCGCGGCCGATCATCGTCAACCCGATCGGAAGCCAACCGGGTCAGCCTCCGTACAGCCAACGCTCTGACGATGCCTCGCTGCCGTGTCGTGGGATCTTCGAGACCATTGAGATCGACGTGATTGGTTTGGACGGGATGATCCAATCGGATCAGAAGACCGTCCTCGACGTGCGTGAGGTCGAGTTCGCCGTGGTCCCGAAGCAACTGGATCAGATCACGATCCTGGGTGAGAATGACATCCCGCCGTTGGGCGATTGGGAGGTGATGGATGCTGATCACGACGGTGAGGGTTGCACGACACTGACGATCCGGCGGGTCATGCCGGCATCGTTGCCTCCGATGGGGAGGGAGCGATGGTAGTCAAGTTACGACCGCGGGCAATCAACGCAACCAACAACAGCCTTGCCCTGATCCTGCGTGACAACATCCTGACAGTGCTCAAGACCAATCCATTCTTCGTCAACTTCAAACTGTTTCAGACCACCAAGCAGTTTCAGTTGATGCGAGACAACCTGCCGTTCCTCGGGGTCTACCTGGTCGGTGAGTCCGCTGGTCCGGATGGGGACTGGGATGCCGGTCCCCCGAAGTTCACGGTCGATGCCCGGATTGGGTTCTCGGTGTGGCTGATCAACCAGGACCCGGTCGAGACGGAACTGCAGCTCGACGGTGCCTTCCGCGCCATCATGAATGCATTGCTGTGCTACCCGACCGTGTACAACGACAAGGTGGCACCAGTCGAGGGCTTCTCGCGCTACACTCGTACGCACCACTACGGCAGTCCCGGTTTGAACAATGAGCTGCCGGCCGCCGAGATGCGGTTGGAGCTGACGTGCAAGTTTCGTGAGTACTACGAGTTCGTGGCGACGGACGACTTCAAGTTGCTGCATTTCGAGACTGCCTACCCGACGCCGGAAGAAGGCACCAAGGTTCAGCAGGTCGAGGCGGTGTGGGACATTCCACAGTACGTGGCACCCCCGGATGTCACCGGCATCAGTCCGAACGTCGGCCCAATCGCCGGAGGTACTAGCATAACCATCACCGGGACTGGCTTCACCGGAGCTTCTGGAGTGTCGTTCGACAGTACTGCCGCAGCCAGTTTCTCGGTCGTCAGCGACACTTCGATCACGGCAACATCTCCGGTGGTGAGTGCGGCGGGAGTGGTGGATGTCACGGTGACGAACTCCGCCGGCACCAGTGAAGTCAGTTCGTCTGATCTGTTCACCTACCAGTGAAAGGAGAAGGAAGCATGCGTGTAAGAGCACTGAAGGATCACGTCCGGCGGTTGATCAAGCATCCGCGCGCCGGAGGCTTCCGTAGCGATGGAAGCGACGTCGAGTGGCCGAACGATGCCTTCACCAGGCGTCGGATCAAGGATGGTGACATCGAGGCGGTCGAAGAGCAGGCCGCTGCCACCGACAAGCAGAAGGCGCATCGGCAAGAAGATACTCGTCGGTCCTACCGACGTGAACAGGTGACCGGCGAGCCCAGCAGCAGCTGAACCTCGTCGGGGTGAAGTCAACCAGGCATAGGTCTCAGGAGGATCGAGATGCCCATTTCATTCTCTAATGTTCCGGCTGTGATGAAGCAGCCGTTGTACTGGGTTGAGGTCGACCCGAGCATGGCGGGCAACCCGATCCAGCCACTGCGTGCGTTGCTCACCGGCACCATGATCACCACGGCCGGCGCCTTCAAGGGAGATGGCACACCTGACATCCCCATCCCGATCGGTCGCCAGATGGATGCCGATCATCTGTTTGGTATCGGCTCGGAGCTGTCCTTGGCGTTCAAGGCGTTCTTCGCCAACAACTTCGGCACGGAGGTGTGGGCCCTTCCGGTCGCCGAACCGACCAGTGGTACGGCGGCACATGGTGTGATCACTGTCGCTACGCCACCGACCGATGCCGGCACCATCCACTTGTATATCGGTGGACGCCACATCGCCGTCAACATCGGGGCGACGGACACGGATACGCAGATTGCCCAGTCTCTGGTCGATGCCATCAACGCCGATCCCTACATGGCGGTGGTGGCCACGCCCGGAACCGGTGGTGCCGTCGACCTGGCGTGCAAGTGGAAGGGGACCTCCGGCAACGACATCACCATGATGGACAACTACTACGGGACGATGGGTGGTGAAGTCCTGCCTCCCGGTGTCACGATCACTTACGACAACCCGACCTTGACTGGTGGGGCCGGGGTGCCGGTGTTCGATGCGGCAATTGCCAACCTCGGCGAGCAGCCGTTCGAGTACGTGTCGATGCCGTACACCGACTCTACGTCGTTGCTGGCGTGGGAGACGGAATACGGTTTCGGCGACGACGGTCGGTGGGGATGGGCACGGCAGCTGTACGGGCACATCTTCTCGGCTAAGCGGGGCCTGTACAGTGACCTCGTCTTGTTCGGCGAGACCCGCAACAGTGGCATCGTCTCGGTGATGGGATACGAGGAGCCGGCTCCGATGCCGGCATTCGAGTGGTCGGCGGCGTACACCGCCAAGGCCGCCCGCGGTCTGATGAACGATCCGGCCAGGCCGCTGCAGTCATTGCACCTGGAGGCCATCCTCCCGGCGCACGGGCATGATCGGTTCCTGCTCAGCGAACGCATGTCGCTGGCGCAGAACGGGATCGCCACGCAGGCGACGTTCGCCGACAACATGCCGGTGATCATGCGTGAGACGACGACGTACCAGAAGAACCTCTACGGTCAGTACGACGACGCCTACGAGTTGGTCACCACGCTTGCCACCCTCGCCAAGCTGATCCGCAATCAGCGGCAGGCGATCACCAACAAGTACCCCCGCCACAAGTTGGCGGACGACGACACCAGGTTCGGTCCTGGGCAGGCAATCCTGACGCCGAAGATGGCCAAGGCGGAGCTGGTTGCCCAGTATCGGTTCGACGAGTACAATGGTCTGGTCGAGAACGTCACCGCGTTCAAGGCCAACTTGATCGTCGAGCGGGACAGCTCTGATCCGAACAGATTGAACGTGCTGTACCCGCCCGATTTGGTGAACCAGTTGAGGGTCTTCGCTGTTCTGGCCCAGTTCAGGCTGCAGTACAACAGGGGCGTCGATACCCAGGTCGCCTGATCATGACGACGCACTGCTGCTACTGGATTTATGGCGAGGACTGCGTCGATCCTCGGCTCCATGGCTATGTCGGAGTGACCAAGAATGAGGTCTCTCGAGTGAAGACCCACCTTGGTCGCTTCGCCGCCGTGGGGCATACCATCCTGCTCCGTGGGACGCTGGAGGAGTGCCGTCAACTGGAGCACTCCCTGCGCCCCGTGGCTAACATCGGCTGGAACCTCTCTCCCGGTGGCCAGAAGGGGCCGGGGTGGAAGCCAGAGTCGATAGCCAAGATGCGGGCATCGAAGATGGGCCATGAGGTCTCGGCAGAGACTCGCCTGAAGCTGAGGCTGGCCAACCTTGGTAGATGTCACTCGGAGGAGACCAAAGTCAAGATTGCTGCCGTCTGGACAGGTCGCCGCCACAAGGATGAGACCAGGAGGCTGATCAGTCAGTCGCTGACTGGTCGCGTTCGCTCAGAAGAGCACTGTCGCAACATGAGCAAGGCGGCTAGGCGACGCAAGAGGCAGCCTCACTCTCTCGAGACGAGAGAGAAGATGAGCCAGTCTCATCTCGGTCACGACTATGAAGAGAGGCGAGCCAGACATATGGAAGCACTCAAGTGGCGGCGTAATCGCCCCTTGGTCTCGGCGGCTGCGAGGCAGCAGAGGCTCAGACATCCGCCGGACACCCTGATCGAGACCCACTTCTTCACCCTGTAAGGAGGAATGAACAATGGCACCCCGTATTGCAGGTATCGCGTTCTTGAAGGTGGACGCCGGCCTGCTGCCGCTGCGCG